TAACCAAGTTTACAATTTTACTTAACAAGCTTTGTTTTGGCTCTTTGCTCAACAATTTGTTTTCTTCTTCGTCTTTTTCGTAGTCAACTTCAAATTCATCTATAAGCAACCAATTATCTTTAGGTTCTTCGCCTAAATCAATCAATATGTTTTTATCTGAACTTAATTCCGTACCCGTTTCTTCTGCTACTTGGTCTGCGGTTTGCGTGTTTTCCAAGTCCGTGAACTCCAAAGGTTGTAATGTTTTAAAAAATAGTTTTAAAGCAATACCATTAAATGATAAGATGTTGTCTACCGCATCAATTATTTCTTCTTGGAATGGTCTTATTACCATATTGTCAAACAAGATGCTTGAATTTTTAAGTTCTTCAGCGTTTGAACTAAAGCCATTCGTTGAAGCAACTCCAAATAATAACGGACTTGTAACGTTGTGACCTAACATTATTTTGCGTAAGCATTCCTCCGACAAATAAGTATAATGTTGGGGCGCATCCGTCAAACTAATGTCATCAATTGTTGTCTTGCTTTCTGCGTTATTATTGAATGCAACGATAACTTTTTGTCCATTTGCTCCCGTTAACTTGTCAAGTACCTTGTTTGATATGATTTGTTGTTGCTCATCGGTTGGTATTCCGTTTGAAAAATTAACTATTTTCAATCCCGAAAAAGAATTTTGGCAATCGTTGATTAAGTATTCGGCTATTTCTTCTTCCAATAAGCAATATGGTAAACAACCTTGATAGTCAACGTTTGAATAATATTTCATCCCAACTGAATAAGGTTTAGAAAAAAGTATTTCTACCTTGTCTTTACTATAACCGAAAGCCGAATATCGAATTGGTGGGTATTTTTTTGTTTCCTTCCAATCGTCTGAATAGTAATAACCCGTAATGTTTCCGTCTTTATCGCATTTTTCCGCCCTTAATAGATCAACGGGAATGTGGTAAGCCTTTAATATTTTGTCGTGTTTTGCATTATAGTGTACTTGAAACGCAAATTGACCGAATAGTTTTCTATCTAAAACAATTTTTCTTACATCGTCTTTGTTTATCAATGCCATAAATTGCGCATACTCATTTGGCTTTTTACTTGCATCTAATGCACTTAATCCTTTTCCGTAAATCAATCGTGCAATATTGTTTATTATTGCTGAATTACTTGTTGAATTTGTGTATCGGTCTATTAAATACTGAAAGAAATTATTGTCTTCCCCGTATTCAACCCAATTTTCACGATTGGATTCTTGGATTTTTGGCGATATGTATGCCGAAAGACTTAAAACGTGTAAATTATTTGTTTGCTTATTCATATACTATAAAATCATTTGTGGTTGAATTACTCACATATTGGTTGTTGTTTACCGAAAACGTGACTAATGGTTGTGCCGTGCAAAATACTCGGTCTTTATATATTATGTTATTACCAAACTTTAAAACCAAAGTGTATGTATGTCCTTCAATCAATGCAAAATTTGCCGTTATTGTGTAAATATAGTTGCCAGTTGTTCTTGAATTTATTGTGATTGTCGTAGTAACATTCGTTTGTTCGTCCGTTATTTGCATAACATTAAACGTATTGTCTCTTGGAATACAACTAAACGTTTGCGGACTTGTAGAAGGTGTTAATACTATCATATTTATATAATTAGATTTTCTTGTTTTTGTTCAATTTTTGTGACAAAAAAAAAGCCACTCAATATGAATGGCTTTAAAAATAATTTTTTTTAGTATTAAGTAGTTATGATACTTGCACCCGTTCCAACTTTTAGTAAAATTTGTGTAGTTCCATAAGGACTTGCAATATCAACGTGATTTGCGGGGATAATTTCTTGCCCTTTCATCGTAATTGTATATCCTACAAGGTCACCCATTGCAGTACCATTTGAAATTAGTGTGGTTTCAACATCCATACCATTTTCTAAACCCGCTAATAAAAATTTATTACTAAATGTTTGAATCATAATGGTTGGTCTTCCCCAAGCCAAAAGTTTCATTTGCTTTGTTTGTGTTGCACTTAAACCTTTAGTTGTAAAAGTTAAAGTTTGGTCAACAAACGTTGTTCCGTTTTCTCTTGAACTTGTAATTGTTTGCTCAAAAGAATTTGCACCTTTCAACTCATATTTATAAAATGCTTGAGTTGCGGGTGTTAATGTTACAAGATTTAATTGGTCTGAAGTATCAGACCCCGCAGTTCCGTAATTTGCGGTAGGTTGTGTTCCTACAACTCCATAGTTGAAGAAATAAAGTGCTTTAATTCCCCCAACATTGTTTTGGCAATCGTCAGCATATCCGTGTGTTATTAATTCACAAGCCATTTCGTGTTTTGTTTTTTAAATGTTAATAATGTAAAGCGGAATTTTTACATCCCGCTTTTTATTTTAATCTTATACTCCGTAAAGAACAACATCCGAACCTACTCCGATTTGCACACCAGCGTTGTAACGCATAATTACACGATAGTTTAAACTTCCGTCAATTGGTGACATATCAATTGTCTGAACGATATTCTTGTCATTTAAAAGTCCGCAACCAAAAAACAAGTTGTCAGTCGTGGTGGCTATCATATTGTCCGCCCCTAAACCATTAGCCATAAAAACGGGGATGCCGTCAAACGTTAAACTTCCGTTTGTAAACCATTGTGTTCCTTGTGCGTTTGTTCCGTTTGCTCCCAAGCCACTTGCTCCAAAACCACCTAATGCTCTAACGTATAATTTAGCGATTTTTTGTGAAACATAAAGTTTCAATCCTTCTTTTCCGTAAAGACTTGCGGGGATAGCATCAACTACTTTACCCATTTCAGTAATAACTACTGAAGCGTTCATAGCCGTACCCGTTACAACGGGAGTAACATCAATTACACTTGCATCTGCTAATGCTAATGTTTTGATAGAATCAAATGTACCCGCTCCCGCAGAACCATTCCAAATGTTTGCTTCGGTTGCAGAAGCAACTTTTGCAGAAACGTGAGCGATTAAGAAATCGTCAAACGATTTAGGTATACTTCCGTAAGAAGAATAACCCATTTCAACCGCTTGCCAAGTTTGCATAAGGTCTGCCTTGCAAAGTTGGATGTTAACTTGTAATTCTTTTGTTGTTAATACTTTTTCAGTAAGTGTCACAACACCACCACCCGTTTGGAAATCGCAATTGGCATTTGCCACTATGCTTCCCGTAGAAAGGTTTTGTAATACTTGTTTGTATGCGACATTTGGTAAAATTGTAATTCCACCATTGTCTAATGTTGGTGCAGATAATAAAGATGCAGATAAATATTTACCCGCAAATTGACCCGCATAAGTTGTTCCCGTAGTAACTGGATTTGGCATTTTGTAAAGTTTTTAAATTGTTTATATTAATTATTTAGTTTTTCAATTATTGTGTCCATCAATGTCTTTGGTCTATTAGTTCCAAATTTAATTTGAGTCACTTCATTGATGTTTTCGGGGTTTAAAGAAATTGGGGTCACATCTGAAAGTTCGGTTGCTTCTAATGCAACTTCTTCAACTTTAGATAACGTTTCTAATTTTGCTTTTAACTCTATATTTTCTTGTGTTAATTTTTCTATTTCGGCAAAGAAAGTTTCTTTTGTTACGCTTTCAATTGTCTTTTTTGCAGTTGGTGTTGCTTGTGCTTCAACTTCAACTTCTACTTCTGCTTCGGGTGCTTCTTTTGGAGCAACTTCTTCTTCAGTTGTTGCTTCTTTAACTTCTAAAATAACACCTTCAACTTCTACAACCAAGATGCGACCATCTTCCAATTCGTATTCTCCAATCGGAACTGGTATCTTTTGTTCATCTTCGGTTACAATAAAAACTTCATTGTCCATTTCAAAAGCATCCGCTTCAAAAATTGTGATGCCGTCCATTAATTTCATTGTTTCCAATTTCACTTCCATTCCTAAAAGTGTTTTGATTTGATTAATTACGCTTGTTTTCATATTTTATTTATTTAGTAAATTTAATTTAGTTGAAAATTCCAAAACTTTTTTTTGTATAATTCTTATTTTTTCTTTATTTTTAATATATTCGGGTGATGGCTGAACTCCTAACTCTTTAATTAAACTATCAATTTTTTTCTCGTAATCTAAAGTTTTTGTTATGCTTTTCAATCCTTCTTTAACAACAAATAAACCGCCATCAACATATCTATCAATGTAGGAAATTGTTTTAGTCAATTCATCAACCCAAGTTTGGTCTCCAAAAACAAGTCTATTATATTCATCTAAAGACGCTAAATTAACTTCGTGTTTTGCTAATTCCGTTTTGTCGGCTAACTTGTTGTAAATAGTTTGTAGTGTGTTCATATATTTATAATTTAATTGTTTATTTTTTGTTGTATTTTCAATTTTAAACTGCACCAATTCCTTGTGCTTTTAGTGTGCCATCACAACACTTTACATTGTAAGATTTTCCGTCTTTACATAGGCAACCACGAGTTCCACCTTTGGGACTTGTTCGGCTTTTTTCTGCATCTTTTTTCTTTTTATCGTTCATTTTATATTTTTTTTTAGTGCTTCTGAAACCCCCGCCCACGCTCTATTCTTCACTTCTCTTAAAAAAGGTATTATACCTTCATATAAAACTAAAGTTCGTTAAATCGCATTAAAACCACCTTAAATCAAATTTAACTTTTTCTTGTTTTTTATACTTAATGACCTTGTCGTGTATAAGATTTAACGTAATTTTTACTTGATTTTAACTTGCTATTTTTGGTTTTTGCGTGAACTCCCGCACGTTTTACTTTAGGTTTTTTAAGGTGGATTTTGGTGTTAGTTTGCTTCGCCATTTAAAATAATTTCTTTGATTTTTTCCACTAAAATTTCATCTTCATCTTGTAAACTCATTTCGTATTTGTCCGCAAAATATCCTTCGATTGAAAATCCTTTAACTTCACCTAATTTCACTTTGCTCCAAATTTCATCGTTGTTTACTTTCATCGAGATCATCCAAGTTCCTTTAGGAAAATTGAATCCGTAGTTCATACTTTTATCGTGAGAGCCTTCGACAATCCAACTTTCTACAATTGACATTCCTTCCAACTTTTGCTTGTGTTCTAAAGTCGCATTATTTTGATTGCTATTCATTAAAAACAATTCACTTGCTTTTCTAATAGTTGCTTCCGAAAAGTAAATATAATATTCTTCGCCCTTTTCGTTCTTGCGGTAAATTTGTTTGTTAGGTATCAAACCCGCTCCCATAAGTATCCGCTTTTCAGCATCTACTTCTTTAAGTTCTATTTCGTGCTTTGATAGATAAATAAAGTCACTTTCAATGGCGGGAGATTCAACAACGCTTACTGCGGAAATTCCACTTTCTTCGTCTTTTTCGTCAATAATAAGTTCTACTATTCTCATATTTATTTAATTAAAT